CTTCCTTTACCGAACTCTCGAAAGCCTACAAAAAGAGGTAACCTATGCAGGCCGATACCGCAATGCCGACCCAATCGGCACCCCAAGTATCCCCGACCCAGCCGATCAGTTACGGGGCTCCGGTGGCGCAGACGGCGGCTCAAGCGCCAGCGGTTTCAACGACTTCCCAATGGGTGGCGCCTTACCAGCAGATGGCGGCCCCAGCCCCGCAAATGCAGGCCCAGATGGGGGTGAGCGCTTACCCATTCGTCCCTACGGCGTCGTACCCCCAAGCACCCCAGGCGCCCCAACAAGCGGAGAACCCTTACAAGGAGGCGTTCAACCGGGTGGTGGGGCTCCTGAGTTCGCCCGTGCAATTCCCCTTCCAGGGTCAACAATCGACTCTGAGCCCGCAGCTCGATCCGGCCAACTTCGCTTCCCAGCAGGCTCCCCAATACAGCAACGCGGGGATGCCGACCTATATGCCTGGGATCAACAACAACCAGGCCTACTCCAACGCCTCTTCCCAAACTTCGCTGGAAATCAGCCCCCAGCAACTGAAGGCCAACGGGGTAAGCGACGCAAGTCTTGAAGTTATTGATTACTTCGGTCCCGACGTTCCGGCGATCCTCAATAACTACTCTTGTCAGCTGGAAGACGCGCTGATCACCACCAACAATCAACTGATTGAAGCTGTCAATCTGCTCCAGGAACTGTCGAATGAGCACAAAGCTTATGAGACCATCCTGACTGATCCTGACGTGCTTGCTGATTACACTTGTGAGTTCTTCGGTGAGAACGGTCCCTATCCGATCCCCGATGAGGAAATTGGTTATGGTCGTCCCCAGGGCCAAGCCGTGGGCCAACAGTTCCAGCGTCCGGTTGCTCCTCAGCGCCCTGTGATGCCAGTTCCCCCTCAGCCTCAAGCCCAGGGCAACCCGATTGACTTCTGGAACAGCTTCGGCTCTCTGGCCGAGCGTGACCCCGGCAACGCCTGGCGTTATCTGAACGCTGCCCAAGCCAACCCCGAGGTGTTCCGTCAAAAGCTCCTGGTGATGGAGTGATTCCGTTAATACAGTAAATGTAAAATAAGGGGTAGCAGACGCTGCCCCTTTTTTATTCAAAAAGGATTAATTATGGCATCAAAAAAAGCAAGTGCTGGGGATAGAGCCGCTCAGTTTCTCGCTAACATCGGGACTGCAGGCGGTCCAATTGGTTCTCCAGGACTTGTTATGTTTGGTGCAGGTGATACTGCCCGGCAAGTACAATCCGGGAATATCGATGAATATGCTGCAATCCGCGCTACTTCTGCTCCTGTAATTGGTGACCCCAATGCAGTTCAACCTCGGATGCCAGCAGATTTAGATGCTGCTTACCTGAAATTAAATCTTCCAGGTTCTCCTTTGCCTCGAAATGGTTTGCTTGCGCCGCAGTTCCAAAAAGCTGCTGAAATGACGCAGAACCAAGCCATCATGAACGAGCAATACATGATGTCTCAATTTATGCCGCTCACCGGTCAATTGCCGATGGGCATTCAACCCCCCATGCCGCAGAAAAAAGGCCGCCGCTGATGGACAACGCTAAAGCTAAGAAAGCCGTAAAAAAATCGGCTGACCATAAAAAGAATGCGGAAGCCCAAGCTGCTGGGGCTCTGATGGCGATGAAAGCAGCTGGTGGCGGGGCAATTGATCCTGAGATTCAAGCCGCTCAGATTGACATGCAGCCGGGTGATGGTTATGTGAATCCACTGCATGCAATGGGCACCATGGCCCCAATGATGTATTCAGCCGGTAATATGCTCGGTGGCTATACTTATCCTCAGATGATTAATCCGGAAACTTAATAATCCAGATTGATAAAGGATTGCTATAATTTTTTCAATGGAACCAACAGTTCCAGAGTTTAACAGCTTTGGCTGTTGAGTTTGGGGTCAATTGGCCCCAGGTATCAGCTTTTCCTATGCTGAGAAACCAACATGTTTATTGATAACGACTTCCCTAAGCTGCTGGGCGCGGAGCTGTACCGTCCCCATCCGGCTTATATCGTGGAAATGGCTTGCGAGCCTGTGGTCGTCCACGACTTCACCAAACAGCCTGGTCAAACCGTCCAACTGGATCGTTACCGCTTCTGGGGTAACCCCGGCACGAAGACCAACCGTGAGCGTACCCAGGATCAAACCATTGGTACTGCTAACAGCCGGTCCATCGTGAAGGACAAGGTGCTGGTGTCTCTCCGTGAGTACACCGGTCCTGCTGACCCGAACAACTCCAACCTCCCGAGCACCTTCAAGATTGCTCGCGAGACTCTGATGACCGCTCAGCGCCTGCTGCTGGACACCGGGAACCTCAACATGTTCCACCAGTCCATCGGTTCGCTGACCCTGCTGGACGACTATCGCCGCTGGCGCGATCGTGTGTTTCTGGATGAACTGTTCAAGGCCGAGTCCCGTGGTCAGTCCTCCGACACCCAGGGTGGTTACTACTATCCGAACAACCACGCCAAGACTGGTTCCACCACTCTGGCGACCTATACCGCTACCGAATACGCTTCCGAGCGCTTCAAGTTCAACGTTAAGACCGACCTTCTGAACGTTGTTAAGAGCCTCCGCAAGCGTAACGTGCCCGTGTTTGCTGACGGCTACTACCGTTGTATCGCTGATCCTTCCTTCATGAAGGACCTGCGTGCCGACCAAGGCTTCCGCGAAGTGGCTCGTTATCCTGGTGCCGGCATGCCCAATGCTCTGATGGGTGCCATGGCTCCTAACGCCGCCATCTACGGTGGCGGTCAGTTCGGCCAAGCTCAGTTCGTGGCTGGCGAACCCGTGATGCCTTCCGGCTTTGTGTTTGAAGGTGTGCGGTTCTTCGAATCCACCAACTTCCCCACCAAGTCGATCACTGTTGATATCAACGATGGCGACGGCTCTGTTTCCCACGACACTCCTCCTGCTCTGTTCTTCGGTCCTCAGGCTGTTGGTGTGGGCATCGGTGGTCCGAACGCCCAAGTTCTGATCAACAACAACGACGACTTCAGCCGCTTCATCATCCTGATTTGGCAGCTGTACGCCGGTTTCGCGAACCTGAACAAGGACTTCGTGACCTGTGCCTTTACCATTACTGAGTGATAAGGGAGGTACTTAACAATGGCTGCTTACAAAGAAGAAGCCGGTGCTATTCTTCAGCCCGGTAATCAGATCAACCGCCTGTCCTCCTACAACACTGAAGGTGTGTATGGTTGGCCCGGCGTTGAAGCTTTCGAGCTGGTTGGCTTCATCAAAATCGATAACCTCGCTGCTGATAAAGCTAGCTTCAAGAGCTTCAACATCACCATCCCCTCGCCCGACCGTCGTACCGACGACCGCGTGCGTGACAATCGCACCTCCCTGGTGGTGCAAGCCAGCTCCGCTCGCCCTGCTTATGTGTATGGCGCTTCGCTGACCCTGGCTGAGGACATCCCCTCCGGTGGCCTGGCTGGTTTCCCCGCCTCCCCCGTGACCTGTGGTCTGCAGGGTACCGATACCGAAGTTCTGCTTCTGGGTCCGGACAACTCTGGCAACCCCCTGGGTATCCCCTCGTCCCAGCTGATCGGTCTCTCCGCCGCCAGCTCCTTCCTGACTATCGGTGCTAGCGGTGTTGCTCAGGGCACCAGCTCCGTGGCTCCCGCCGGTCTCCCGTTCCTGAACGTGGTTGACGCCGCCACCACCGATACATCCGCTGCCAAGCTCAGCACCTTTGCTGACCAGATGATGTACAAGGTAGTTGCGGATACCACCTTCAAGGTGTACAACCTGAATGCCATCACCAACACCACCATCACTGGTGACGGTGTGAACATCAGTTCCGATGACTCCACTGCTGGTAAGGCTGCTTACCTGCTGTGCCGCGTGAACTACGTGCGTCCCGCTTCGGCCGTGTCCTGGAATGATATTCAAGGCTTCATCGATTTCGCCTCTCAAGTGGGCGGTACCGATAGCTGATCTGTTAAACAGATACAAATGGAGGGGCTCTTCGGGGCCCCTTTCTTGTGTCCAGTTGTAAGTCTGGGTTTAGTTTGTTAGGCTAAGCAGAGACTTAAATTACAACGATGCTGTATCAATACCGTGTGACCGGCGGTTTGGTTGAGATGATTGCAAAGCATGGCGATGGGATCGTCATGTGCATCGATTCTCAAGATGAAGTTCTGTACATTGACGAAGCGGATTTGTCTCCTCATCTGGATGCGACGACGGAGAAAATCCGCACCGAGGAGCGTTTAACTGCACAGCTAGAGTCTGAAGGTGTTAAACCTGCAGTCCCAACCAAAAAAGAAACCTTTCCATTGGATACGCGGATCAATATCAATACCGCCAGCGCACGTCAGATTGCTGATTCACTACCTGGTGTTGGATTAAAAACTGCACGCGATATTAAAGATTTGCAGATGTCTCTTCCCGGAGAGCGCTTTCAAAAATTAGAGCAATTAAAAAGTATTAAACGTATTGACTGGGATGAAATTTTTAAAGAAAATCTAGTGCGCGTCGAGTAATTATTTGCGCGTGCTAGTGTGTTACTGGGTATATCTGAGATGGTATACCTGTAACGCATTTCGTTTCAGTAATGCAACTCGATACCTTCCTCAAGTCTAAAGTCCGTTGGCACCTGGGTTATAACCTGACGTCTGTTCCGGCTGGTGACCAAGCGCGTCTAGAGGAAGCTGTCAACAACATCCAAGATTCGTTTTGGTATTCAAAAATTGTCGAACAGATCAGTCGGTGCGACGAGGCTGAAAAGCGCACTGACATGACTGGCAGCGTGAATAATAATACCGTCCCACGTAGTCGTATTGAGAGCATAGCCGGTGACGTTGATCGTACGATTGCGACCTCTGACTTCAGAGACACGCTGAAAACTTGGACGGCAATTTATTTATACGAGACGGATCGATTAGCCCTACATCTGTATGTCCCCAATTACCGAAATCCCGAGCAAGCTCGGTATCGGTTCAACCGAGAAGGCGCTGAATTTATTCAAGCGCTCCCGGGCCCTGCCGACGTTGCTGTCGGTACTCGCCTTATGCTTTCAAACGATTTCCGCTAACGCCGCGTATTCAGCCTTACGTATGCCTACCGACTTTCGCGAGATAGCAAGACAAAAAGCCCAAAAGTATGGGCTGCTGCCTCAGGTTTTTGAGCGTCAAATTCAAGCCGAATCTGGGTTCAACCCCAAGTCGGTATCCCCCGCTGGTGCTCGTGGTATTGCTCAGATTATGCCCGCAACCGCCAGGGGGTGGGGTGTCAATCCTGACGATCCCGTGTCGGCGTTGGATGCTGCGGCCAAGAATATGGCAGGTTACATTAAAACCTATTTAGGCGGTAAAGCCCCTGGTCAAGAGACTGATCCTGTCAAATTACGTCAAGCTTATGAAAAAGGTTTAAGGGCGTATAACGCCGGTCCTGGTGCTGTTGAAGCAAGTAAGAAGTATGCAGAGACCAACCAGTATGTACAAAAAATTATTGGTCCAGACAACTTTAGCTTTACCGAAGCCCTTCAGGGTGTACAACCAACGAAGCCACAACAATCCGCAGCTCGTGGTCGTACATTCATCATCTTTGGAGATGATGAAGCGCAGCGTGATCCAGCATCTTATTTAGATGATTACATCCTGAGAAATATTGCAGCTGGTCAAACACCGCAGATCAAATCTGGTATCGATCCGGCCGCAATGTTGACCGCTGCTTTTACTCAAACTCCTAATTACTTAGGTAGTTAATACCGATGGCCTCGTTAACTGATGTCGGATATGTAACGCCAGCTGGACAGGATATTTTTCCTACCACTGGACCACACCTCGATGTGCGCGTTCTCAAAGAGGGAAAGTACGTAGATCCTGGAACAATTCGATCTCTGTTAACGAGGCTTAAGGTTGGTAAGGAGCGTAAGCCTTTGTGGCAAGAAAAAGCGGATGGTTGGTCCCCCAGTTACACAATCACGTCTCCATTTGGTAAACGACAAGCGCCCACAAAAGGGGCATCTACCCAGCACTTAGGGCAAGACTATGGGATTGCTGGGGGTACTCCATTGGCCTGGGAAGGCCCAGGAACTTTTACACCTGGTAAGGGTTACGGAACAATTCAAACAACAGATCCTCAGGGTACCCCGTATGAAATCCGTTTACTTCACACCAAAGGAGGTAAACAAGCAGTAAATGAACAGTTAACACAACCGATTGAGTCTGCACCACAAGACACATACATCGTTTTGGGTGGAAGGAATCGTCCAACTTCCCCAGAAAGTTTTTTAGCGTCTTATTTACAACAGTCAATTACTGGATCTACTCCGGAAGTTCGTTCGATGATCGACCCAGTTTCAATGCTGACCCAAGCATTTAACCAGACACCTAATTATTTAACCTGATGAGGTTTGCGGCCGTTCCTGGTTATTATCCGAGCTTTCCTGTGACATACCAAAATATGTACCAGGATTATCAATTGACAACTCCTAACTTTAGCGATCCGTTTAATACTGCTCGTCAAGAATCCGCAAATCGTTG